ACACCTGACCGAGGCAGTCTTAAAGGAAGCACCTACTCACTAGAAGGAGGAGTAGTGTCTAGTCGGATACCCATAGACCCCGTGGAGCTGAAAGAACTCTACGTGGGTCAGGGTATGACAATAAATGAGGTGGCGGGAGCGCTAGGCGTCTCCTATTCCACCGCACGAAAGAACCTTATTCGGGAAGGGATCCAGGTGAGACCTTCCGGCTTTCAGGCTATCCAGGTCAGAAGGTCGAAGGAGTGGGCGAAGCATGACCCGTACGTCATCTGGCTTAGGGAGGGTCTCTTACTCTCCTTCGGCCAGATGGAAAAGTTCCTAGGCTGTTCCAAGAACTGTGCCACTCACGCCTATCGTAGGGCTGTGCAGAGGCGTACAGAGAGGGAGGAAGCCGAATTCCTCCGCAGGGTCATCGACATGGAAATGGGTTAGGAAGGATTAGCTTCTAGCACTTTGGTGTGGCTCACCTTCGGGTGAGCCTATCCATGGATCTAGAAAAGGGAGAGAACAATGATTAAGCAGGCTAAGACTGACGCACGGGCGACCAACGCCGTATGCCGGAACCTTCAAAAGGACCACCCGGAAAAGAGCCTCTGGATTGTCGGGGACACTCTTCCTCGTGATTCCTTGGAGAGTTTCACGAAAGCCGCGAAAGGGTGGCTGAGAGACAGGTCCGAATTGGCCGCCTCCACCCTGGAGAAGGCCGACTGGGCGGACGTCTACGGGTACTTCTTCATGATGAATGAGAGGAAGCCCAAGGAGAAGACCCAGGAAGCCCCCCAGGAGGCCCCAGAATCCACGGAGAAGCCCGCAGAGGCTAAGGAGGTACCCCAACCTAGGTCGCTCATTGAAAGGCTCCTAGACGGCAAATCAGTGCCTTACAGGGCCATAAGAGAAACTGTAGGCGGTATTACCGTACTCAAGTTTGAGATCGGTGGGAAGATCTTCAACGTTTCCGAGACGGTAGAAAAGTATCTGGAGGGGAAGAAATGACCATTCTTATCGTCGGGACTATCATCGAGATAGCCGTGACCATCCACGCGGTATACGTGGTCTGGTAGGGACGGAGATGCCAGGCTGTACAACGTGCGGATGTAATCAGAAGCATCGGGAGCCAGACGAGTGGGACCGTTCACGCTGGCTCCTCGTGGCAGCGGGGAGGGACCTTAGCCATTCCCTTAGATGGGGATGGAGTAAGGCGATATTCGTGCCTCTCATGTACCTCCCGGCAGTGACCATGATCCTGGGTATCTCCTGGATCCTGCTTACTGTGGCTACGCCACTCGCCTATCTCGCCTATGGGGTTATTACCCTCAGGGTCGTATGGAGGCTCCTGGGTAATGTCGCCCTGCGATTATGCGCCAGGCAGGTGACAATGCTCGGGTGTTGCTGGTTCTTCTACCGTGGGGGAAGGAGAGGCAGTAAGGAGCTGATAGAGGCGCAGATGGAAAGGCACCTGGAATGGATAAGGGAGGAGAATCTACAGAGGCACATGGACCTGGTGAAGGTCCTTATAGGGAGGGGGGTTCAGCCTTTACCAGACGGGTGGAAATTCCTATCAGAGCTAGGAGATACAGCGTATGGCTAAGGTCACACCGACAGAGGCGGAACAACGCCTGACCGAGCTCATCCGGGAGGCTAATGGCACTCTCAAGGCCCTTCAGAAGATGAAGGACACCATAGAAAGGGAGCTGCTCTCGAAGAGAGTGGAAGAGCTGATAGACAGGGTTGTTCTTTCCGCGCTAGACCCCAAACTTGCGGCATACACTGGGGAAGTCCTCGAATTCGTGACACTGACGAAAGAGGCGATAGTGGAGGACCTAGAGGCGTCTATCAAGAAGCATTCGTTGAGGCTCATGAGGGCGCTCAATAGGAGCGATAACCCTGGGGAGGTTATAGAAACGCTCCTATTCCTTAAGGGCGTAGGCAGGCAGTAGGTAGCCTGTATTAGGAAGGGAGAAATGAAGCTAGGCGAAAGAGTATTCGTATACCTGCTCATATACTATGCCCAGGTAGGGCCGGTAATGTACCTAGCCCAGTCCATGCCGTGGCGTACGGCCATATGTATCGCGTTTACTTTCGCGCTCTCAGGGTGGCAAGCCGTTTCACTAGGCAGGTGGCTGTTCAACCTTGAGGGAGGTGAATGAATGAAATGGTTTAGACGGGCACTTGACCTGCTCTGGGTCCTGGTCATCGGCAGCCAGATCGCAATAGGGGTAACGACGTCCCAATGGGATAGGGTTGCGCCTAGCCTGGTTCTAGTCCTGTCTACTGCCTACCTTTTGGCGGTAGGCCACCGCCTGGACAGGGAAAGGGAGGAGGCCAAGAAAGAGCGCATGGCTAGCTCTCTGGCATATCTGGACAGGATAGAAAGCGTCCTGAGACTGATCGAAGACGAGAAAAAGAAAGACCGGTAATGGTCAGGAAATACGATTACGACATTCTCAAAAGGCTCTGGGATAAGGACAACGCCCTGTCCGGCGATCTCTCCAGGTGGGCCAGCCTGTACAATAAGGAGGACTTGCCGTATAGGCGGGACAGGTGGGGCGGCATGTCCAGGAACGAGCTGGATGCGAATAAGCTCCGCAGCCTTCTCAAGAACCAGTGGCGGACAATAGGCGTCCCTAATCCGGGGGCAGGACCCTCCCCGGAAACGAGGGAGCACAACCACGAGCTCATTAAGCAGATCTTCCTTGAGGACCCTACAAGGCCCCATGCGGAAGCGGCCCGAGAGTACTTCCAGCGGTCGGGAAGGATGATCTCCGACAAGTGGCTGGGGATCCTCGTGAGGAACAACCGAGAGGAGTGGCTCAAGGATGCCGCACTTCGGGATGCACTGGCAGAACCCGACCCAACAGCGGATGACGAGGGGGAAGATATTAGATCCTTACTCGAATGGCTATGTTCAGAAGAAGAAGAAGGGGAAGAAGGTCAAGCGTAAGAAGAAGAAGTAGCTTCATGGTTGTAGTTGCCTCCCAATCGGGGTGGGGGGCTTCTAGGGCCATGAATCAGAAGGGAGGGAAGATGAAAAGCGTAGTGTTGAAAGACAATAACACCGTGAAGAATGTGAAAGAGCTACTGCGAAAGGAGCTAGAGGAAGGGAAGGTTACCCTAAATTCTAAGATTCTCATTTTCCCTATGGCTGATCCCTCGGGGTACCTCTCCGGGTTAGTGAACGGCATCCCCGTGGGTACGCCAGGCCGTAATGCTCTTCTGACGGTACTGAGGAAATTGAATGCGATGTGAGGCTTCACTTGGAGCCCCAACCGTGATACAGTCAGGCATCCTTAAGGGAGGTGGTCGTGGATTACTCCAGAAGAATCAAGCCAGGTGTAACGCCAGATGGCATGGTGGAGATCCGGCTATCGGGGGAGTTCGGGAAGTTAACAGTGTACCCGGATGAATGGGAGGCATTTGTCCGGGAGGTGAAGAAAGGGAAATGGGATGACCTTAGTCAGTCATCGTAAGCCCAAGGAGGCTCTCATTACTCGGATCAAGAAGAGGCTTCACCTAGTCTCCCCCGCCCCTAGGGAAGTCAAGTACGTGGCCGTGGTAGAGGACCTGTACACGCGCAAGCAGCACACGATAGAGGTGATGGTGAGGGAAGGGTATGAAGCCCAGGACGCACTATCCCTCGCCAAGGAGACGGTTCGGCTGGTAGAGAGGCATGTGAAGGAACATGCGTTCGACCTGCTGAAGTACTACCCCTCCGTCCCCTAGAGGCCCCATATACCGCTACCACCGGCCACTGCCTCCAGACTATTGTTTGATTCGTCACCAAACAGATGGAGTAGGCCGGTGGTAGTCAAAGTCCTATAGCTTAAATGGCAAAGCATAGATAAGGTTGTGTTCCGACATCTCGGATTCTCTCCCTGTTAACTGTCGCGCGGCAAACTCTAAGGATGCAGGTTCGACCCCTGCTAGGACTACGCAAGGAAAACACAAGGGAGCCAGCATGGCACAAATCACAGTAAACGCCTGTGACGTCCATCACAAGAAATTCAGCAAGATTGAGGAAGGGGAAGACTATGTGGTCTCCCTCCAAATGCCAGGAGAGGAAGACTCGGTAACCTACGCCATTACTCTTGGGAAACCTGAGACAGGCTGCAAGGACCGGGAGCTTATCGGGAAGGTGAAAGCCCTTCTGGAGGAGTGCGGGACGAGGATTACCGGTGGCCCATGGAAGGTGGTGGACCAGCCCGATAAGGCTGAGATCCTCCCCGACCCTGAATCGCCTGCCATAGATCCTCCCCCTCCTGCCCCTGCACCTCCCGCCCCTACTCCTGTATTAGTTGCGGGGAGTATCAGGACGAAGCAGCTTTTCGATCTGATAGAGCGGACCCGGATAGCTCAGGGAATCTCCGCAGGAGACCTATCGGAGAAGGCCGACGTATCCCGTCCCACCATCACCAAGTGGCGTCACGGGAACGGGGTCCCCAAGCACGCGCACGTGCTGCGGATAACCGAGGTTCTCGACCTGGACAGGAAGAAGGTTAGGGAGCTCACGGGACTGGACGTCCCCGAGGCTGACCCCGTCCCTCCCGTAAAGGAGGAGCCCCCTGCCGTCGTCTGGAATGACGGAGGATTAGAGGGCTTCATTAGCCAGGAGGCCGAGAAGGAGGTGACGCCTTCCGGCAGTCCGCTCGCCGTGAAAGCCCCCGAATGGGTCCAAGGGGTTACGGCCAAGTGCAAGGAGGAGACCGAGGAGAGAGACCCTCTCAACTTCCCCATTCTCTGCGGTGCCGTGGTGGACAGGGCGCACATGACCACCCACGCGAGAAGGGCTCACGGCTACGACCACGCCGCTCAATGTGTATGGGAGTTGGTCGGTATGCCTGAGGGTACCGAGGCGCACATCTGCGATTGCGGGCTGCCATTCCCTACCCTCAATTCCATGGTCCGGCACCAGCACGGGCACTGCCACGCGGACGGGAAGACGGTAGTAGTGGGGGCTGGTGGTCGTGCCCCAAAAGCCGTTAAGCCTACCAGGAAGGTACACATGGTAGGCCATGTATACGGGAACAATCCCGCTACAGGCGAGGTGTCCCACAACTTCAATTGAAGGAACGACTAAAGCCCCTCCCTCTTCCCCAGGGAGGGGCTTTTTTTATGCCCAAATACAGGAAGGAACCCCCTAGGTCGTTCCAGTACCTAGGGGGCTACCCTCCCTCACACGCTCACTCACATCCACCTGGCTTCCACGTCAGGCAGACCCTCCTGGGGGCTTGCAGGCTCCCGAGGAGAGGAGCAATGCAATGATCTCATACAGATGAATTGAAGTTCAACCCGTCCAGGGGATCCGCCTCATTAGCCAGGTCTTCTAGCGGGGTTCCTGTCTTGTCATTCACATTACCGTCAATGTATTCCATTTGTCCTCCTTATGCTGCCTTGGCCACTTCTGGCCCCCGGTAGGGGGATGGACCCCCCAGCGCCTTCTGTAACGCTCTCAGGGCTGTCTCTGTACGGTGCCGTACCTGGTCCCCAGTAGCCCCTAGAACCTCTGTGAGCCGGTCGTGATGCCAGCCGACCAGATCCTTAACCTCTGACTGTGAGAGGCCTGCAACGCCGTCGTCAGACAGGTGAACGAGGGGACCGTACCTGACCTCTAGCCTCTGCCGGTAGTGGTAGGGAATCTTGGCGAGCCCCTTCTGTACGTCCAGGATGGACGCCAGGTAGTTACCGTATTCCGCCCCGTCCGACTTCTGGTGCCTTACCGAGTCTGAGGTGCCAATGGGGGCGTGCTCTTCAATGCCAACCTGATAGTAGATGACTACGAGTTCTTCAAGGTGCCTCACCCCGTAGAAGGCTTCATCATCAGGACTATAGCCCTCCTTTCTGGCCTTTTCCCTACGGCAATACCTTTCGCCTGCCCAGTTCATGGAGGATCGGGCTTGCTTGAGCTGAGAGAAATATTCCTCCTCGTCTTCAAGGTCTGCGAATGAGCCGTCAATGCCTTGAGTGAGACACCAGAGAAGGATCTCTTGAGTAACGTCATCACGGTCTTGATTCCATCTCTTGCTCAGCCTAAAGGCTATACTTCTGGCTAGGTCATGAATGATAGGCCTAGGGGTTACTGTCAAAGGTCTCCTCTCCGTCAATCCCCTCTGGGGAAACTGTCTGGTCGAATGGTAGGGGCGGTTGGTAGTAGCCTGTATGGTCTACCACCTCAACCTCTGTTCTTTCCTCACCTATGTGGATGACGAACCTTGTCATTGCTCCTCCTTAATGTATGACATAGGCGTGATCCTCGCAGAGGTGGCCGGTCATGAATGTTATCGCCTCATTGAGGTCTCTAACCTCCAGGGAGGAAAGGCAGGGGTCGTGGTAGATGAATGTCTGGTAGCCTTTCTTCCCTTCCCCTTGAACGAACCTGTAATCCAGGAGGCAGAACCTACCCGAGTAGTCCGCTAAGGCAGTCCGGTCCATTGGCTCTCCATCCTTATGCGGCGAGGTGATAAGCAAGCGCATCTGGGTCGAGTCCAGCTCTTTTAAAGAGTCCTTCAGCGCTTTCTGTAAGGTACGTGTCTGTGACGTCATGATCTTCGGGGAGACTAACCAGACGAGCACGAGGTAACGTTCCTTGAATTTTCTTAGCCAGCTCGTGACCATAGTTCCTCTCCTTGGAACTGTCATTGTCCGCAAAGACCAATGGCCGCTTGTGCTTCCTCAAGAGAACGGGCCACCAAGGGTGAGATTTCCAGGCGTCTACCCCAGGTATCCCAACACTCGGAATGCCAACCTGGTGCAAAATGATGGCATCTAATTCTCCCTCGGCAATACCAATGTACGAGGATGGAACATCCACATCCGCAGTATTGAACAACCACTGCTGGCCGTCGCTTAGATACTTGGAACATCCCACCTCCTTACATACATGGTCTTTGATGCACCGGAACTTCAGAGCTACCGTGGCGCATTTCTTAATGTAGGGTATGCATAGTCTTCCAGCCATCATCTCGTGGCCCTGAATTGGTTCTGCCACTACGCCCAGCCGAAAGGTCTCTACCGAGGTTGTATTGATGCCTCGCCCAGCCAGGTAGGAAAGACCCTCCACCGTCATCTGCTTGTGATAGATCCAGGAAGCTTCCTCCCAGCCTTTCGCCAGCTCTAGATCTAGCTTCTGAATCAGAGGCCCCTTTCTCTATCTCCTTCTGCACTATCAGAGTGAACGTGTTGCCGCGCTTGCCGCACGCCTGGCACAACCAAACCCCTTTATCGAGGTTTGCTGAGAATGACGGGTGGCTATCGGGGTGGTCCTCAAAGGGACAGGTGGTCATAACCTCTCCCCAGGAGGACCTAACGTGAACCCCGTAGCCTTCTAGGACGGCTAGGAGGGACATCTAGAGCACGGCGTCATCTGGGTCGTATGAATCGGTAGCCGTGAGGTAGACGGAGTTCTGCTTGCTGGCAAGCCCCTCATAGGCAGCCTTGTAGAGGTCCCGCTCTCGCCGAAACGTCGTGCACCGCTCCTCGTATGACCTCACCTGTCCGGCGAGCATCTCGTTATTCCTCGTAAGCCGGTGGAGCTCCCGCTTGATAGCCTTACCCACCGACGCCTGCACTTCCTTGTCTTGTCCTGTCACAGGTCTGCAATCACTTTCCCGAAGAGGTTCTCTACGTCTTCTTGCCTTGTACGCCAATCGTCATTCCATAGGGGGACGTTTCCTCTCCACTCAGGATGGATTTCCTTTAGCTTTTCCGAGAGGGCTGTCGTAGCCCTATGCTCTCTCTCTATCGGGTAATGCCAGCGGCCATCCCGGGCGCTGCCATCAGAGAGGATCCTCTTCGTGTATATGCGTAGGCTCTTGCCTACAGCGCCTAAGGCACACACCTGACCTTTGTCGTTCATGAAGCTACCCTGACACCACCCGGCCGTACGAAGGGTTGCTAGGGCTGCCTCCAGATCCTCCCTTAGTTGCTCTCTATCCTCGTCAGGCATCTATCTTCTCCCTCAGACCTTGAATAGCCATGTCATAGGCGATGAGAACGGTTTCCCTATCATTTGCGTATACGTCGTTCAGCCAGAAGATATTCGCATGGCTGAAGTCCCCTATCTTCCTGGCTGCCTCGTCTAAGGCAGCTAACGCCTCCTTGTATACGGCCTCGAATTGGGAGAGAGTGAACCCTCCTATGCCGTCCTTCTCTGGCCAGAAGAACGCACCATATTTGAGTGCCCCCACGGCACAGTAATATTCCATGCCGCTATCCACCCGGACTTCCTTGTACCTTGTCCACCCGTGGGTGGCGAGGAACTGCCTGCCGAGAATGAGAGCGTCAAGCGCTGACTGGCACACGGGTCCCCTCCTTCTCCTTGATGCGCCGGATGGTCTCCTGCCAGAGCTCGTCTACCTCTTCCCTAGTTCTGCCGTCCGCGTCATTCCAGTCCACGAGTACCGGAAAGGCAAACCCCATATTGACGAGGGTCGTTTCCAGCTCCTTGCGAACCTGCTCGTAGTGGGGTGACCGATGCTCGTGCGGGCCGAAGAAATGGTTGTAGTTTTCGCAGTTCTCTACCGGCTGTGCGTCGTAATAGAAGGCGACACCCTCCGAGCAGTAGGAGTTCACCCCTGCCTCTTTCCAGACCATCGTTCCTTGAATCCATCCATTGGCCTTGAAGAACTCATACGCCTTCTGCACTTCGCCAAGGAGAGACATTCTTCTTCCTTTCTGGTTCTATAACCGTGGGATCTTTGAGGTACGTCATTGCGTCACGCAGCGTCAGCTTCCCTGAGAAGTCCTCCCTCACTATCCCTACTCGCGCTCCGGCGAACCTGTACTTGCCATCCCTCAACTCCCAGCAGAGAAAGAAGGGTATGCACTGCTCCCTCGACATCCTCATTACTAGGGATGTGGAGTCCGTCCACCCGTTCTCCTCCGCCAGGCGGAGTACTTTCAACAGGTTGTTTGGTAGGGGACCTTCTAGGTGTTCTTTGAATACCTCCCAGCCCGGCACGTTTCACCAGCCCTAAGAAGTCGTCCTGATACATGAAAACAAGCCATTGGCCTACCTGCTCTGGTCCGAGGCCATTCGGTCTCATCACCACCAGGGGGATGTCACCTTGAGAGTTACGGGAAGCCTGCCTAATCCAGGCCCCAGGATTGAACTGGCTCCTCGCCTTCACCTCTACAGCGAAAGGCCCGGTCTCTAGAAGGTCCCTGCCTGGAAGAGAGGAGGCGACCACCCTGCACTGTGGGTATACGGTCTTCCATTTCTTCCAGGCGAGGATCTCTGTCTGCCTCCCTCTGTCGGTCCTACTCTTCCTTTGCGTCAATCAGTACTCTTCCCTCCTTATGCTGGCAGTCGCACCAGTTACCTCCCGGGCACAGGTCGTGCCTAACCCGCCTGGAGTTAAGGTCTGTATAGCTGCATGCCGTGCAGATCACAGAGCCTCCCTAAGAGCTCTCGTCGAGTACCCGCAATCCTCCGGGCACCAGATCTCATCGGTGATGAGGGAGAGCCAGAGAGGGACATCGCAGCTTGGGCATTTGTCCGGCAGGACATCGATGTATTGGGTGTCAGGCATCAGTCCTCCTTGACCTGCCTGGAAAGCCAATCCTCCCTAGGGGGAGCTACCGTCCAGGTTCTAGGTCTCTTTGGAGCTTCAGGAATAGGCTCAGAGATGATCTGCCTAGCCTCATCGTAATTAAGGCTTTGAAAGGACCGACCACTAGGGTCAGACTTACCGTGCCGGTTCTTGATAGCACAGTAAAGCAGTGATCCTTCTCTTTTCGCGAATGAGAGAATAGTAGCGGGGAGTTCACTAACCTGCCCCTTAATGCTGGTGAGAGGCGCGGGATAGGAAAGGTCTAGCCCGCCAAGGTTGATGTGGTGCAGAAGGAGGACAACAATGCCCAGCTCTGTGGCGATGTAGTGGAACGCCTGGGAGAGATCCCGGAAACCGGCCCACTCATTCTCTTGACCAGAGTTCATGTTCATCAGGTTGTCCACCACCATCAATTGCGATGGGATGCCGTGGATTTCCTGAAAAGCCATCTGGAGTTTAGCGATCTCTTCAGGAGTAGGTCTAGACGGGTAATCCACGTAAAGGTGGTCTACTCCCTGTAATACTGAAGAGTACCTATCTGCACCGGCTTCCGTCAATATATCGGCGGATACTTTTTCCGTGGTGTCGCCGGTCAATATCGCACAGACGCGATTAGCGACCAGGCGGGGACCCATATCCATGCTGATATAAAGAGTCGGCACCTTGGCGGCCAAGGCGTAGTTGAGGGCAGCAGTGCTCTTCCCTGCCCCCGGAGGACCAACCCATTGAACAAGGTCACCCGGATAGAACCGGATCCCCGCCCTGTCAAATGTTGGCCACACGGAAGGAAGAGCACTGCCATCCGCACTATCCCCCTCTAGTGAGCGGAATAGTTTGTACATTACCGCTTAGGCCAGGGTTTCCCGGTCTTGGCGTCGATAGGCTGGCACTTAGTGGGATCGTTCTGCGGAGCTGGGCACATCCATGCAGCCCACTTGCCGGGCGGGTTGCTCTCCTTGTACACCAACCGGCCGTGGTCGCAGATCCTGCCCGTAGCCGAGTATTCCTCTACCTTTTCCGCCCCCAGCTCCTTTTGAAGAAGGTCCATCGCCTCTCCATCGGCAGGGGCAGAGAACAGGGTACCGAGGTCCTTGATCTTAGAAACGATCTGTTCTACCTTGGCAGCCTCTTCGGCGAACTCCTCAGCGTCCTTCCCTCGCACGTTGTACATGTGCCGGAACTGCGGCTGTGCCAGTGTCCCGAACTGGAAAGAAGCCTGATGCGTCCATTCGTCTGTTGTACTCAATAGACCCCCGTCTACTCGTATTCTGTTTGATCGATGAACTCAGAGAGATCTATATAGTCTCCCAGGTTCGTAAAAAGCCTTCTCCTGTAGGCCTTACCTCCGTCTACTGCCACTGTCTTACAGGAGCAGTACTTGAAGTCATGCCTATGAAAGGACTCTATGACCTCATCACAACGCGTGCACTGGATAGCATTCCTGGTAATCACGCTGCCCAGTTGCGCCTGTTCATCTTCTCTAGCGGTCCGAAGACCATGGCAGGATGAAGCCTTCTCCAATCAGCCACCCCTTTGGCTGATAGGAACGCCTGCCAGTTTCTCTCACTGCTACTCCCGTCAGCATTGAGATAGAACCACCAAGACAAAGGCCGAAGATGTAGCACCCCTACCGAGAAGATGGTAGGCACCACGATCTCTTCACCTTCAGGTGTAAGAATGAACTCTGCCCTAGAGAGGGCTTCCACCTGGATGAGGTGCTCCGGGTAAACCCCATTACCCGTCTTGTAGTCAATCAGAACGCACCCCTTGTGAGGGTCTGCAGCGATAAGGTCTGCTGTCCCCGCGTACCCTATCGTTCTGTTGACTACGGTTACTTCCGTGAACAGAGGCTCATACTGGGAGACTTCAAAGAAATCCTCTAGCTGCCTCATATGTTTCAGGTTCTTACCGTCTGGCTTCCCTTTGACATAAGTTTCCGCAGAGTCGTGTACGCCATCTCCCCTCTCTGCTGCCTCACCTGAAGTCCTTTCATGGGCGGTAGAGATGAGCTGTATAGCCGTTGCCTCATCTGCTTCCTGTAGCCACGATAGGTTCTTCCAGGCATACTTCGCCGCCTCCTTAGCAGCCCAACCCACGAGGTTAGGCTTAGGTATCCCCCTATCGAGAATGGTAGTAACTGAATACCATTCCTCACCCGTCTTAGGATGCCTGTAAACCCTCCCATGATCCGTCTGAATAGCAAGAGCCGGTTTCGTCAGTGTATTCGTCCTCCTCGTACCACCACTGTTGGTAGGTCCATAGACCCCTGCACGAGGAGCAGAACCTTACCTTTCTCCGAGAGGGTCTAGGGGCTAGCCCTACCTCTCCTGGCCCTACCTGCCCGCAATGGGAGCAGGATGTTACTAGCCTAAGCAGTCGCGTACTCCTGTCGCTTGATGTACGGGTTCTCCTGCTGGGAGGTAACCCATTCCTCCAATCTGGCTATCTGCTCCGGTGTGTAGTCATCCTGGGGAGTGAGTTCCCAGGATTCCCAGAAGAGGGAGATGCCTTTCTTCAGCCCGTCAAGGGCCACCTCTTGGGCTTGAGAGAGGGAACCGAGGAGCATGTACATGTTCAGGACGGATACCGGAGTGATGGCCTGAGGAATCCCAAGGAGTTCCGCGTAAGCCTCCCGAGGAAAGGCCGCCTGAACCTGGAAGGTATTGAACACCTTCGGCAGGATAGGCCAGAGAAGGTCTGCCCTCTGCTCAGGAGTAGACCAGAGAAGGCCGGTGTCGTTTACCTTGACGACCAGGTTCCGAATGTCCTCGTTCACCGTAGGAACCCATTCCGTGGGAAGACTGGTCTCCTTGTGCAGCTCTCCGGTCATTACCGCGAGGAGTTCCATCGCGCATAGTCCGAGTTGGCCTGCTCCACCCCCGTGGATAAGCCTTACCGGGCATGCGTATTGAGTCTCAAAGGTGAGCATGATTTACCTCCCGTTTGCCCTGCTTTGAGCTGATGTAGATACTCTACTCCTCTGCTGTCCCGTTCTCAACGAAGAATCTACCCTTCCTTGAGCTTTTCTTGAAGAAACCTTGACAGCCTGAGAGCCTCGGAGAGCCCCCGAAGGGGCTGGGGGTACACCAAGTACCCGTCAAGGGCTGTGAGTGCCCCTGCGGGGATCTGAGAGCCTTCTAGGGGCATCCTCGTGGATGCTGGGGATGCCGGTCTGTGTTGGGCTGCTGGGTAGGCAGCCCCGAGGTACCTCTCCTAGATACCTACTAGGTAGGTAGGCATTCCTAGGAATACCTAAATAGGTAATAAAAGAAGATAGGGACCTCCAAATAAAAGGAGGTCCCTATAGGTAATACCTTTAAACCTAAGAATAGGTAGTACTCCTATAGGTACCTAGTAGGTACCTACTATGGAAGTACTTATATATATAAATAATAGTATTAATAATACGCGCGCATGCGCGAGTACCATACCTTGGCAGGGCTGTCAACCCACTGCCAGGGATGTACCCGTTGCCCGCGTTGTCCATAGTGGCAGAGGGTAGTCCTGTAACGGGGGTTGCGCAAGGGGGAGATATATGCTTAGCTTCGTGTTTGTGCAGGTGGGAGGACATACCATACATCTCTAGAGACACATTTCGTCCTAAAGATATACGGTTTGTCCCTTTCTCTGGTAACCTAGAGTCACAGAAAGGGAGTAGTAAGCATGTCGGAGATGCAGGAAGTCGTAACTTTGGAAGAGGTCATCGTTAGGTACGAGGCCTACAAGATCTCGTACAAGCTCTGGAAGACCGAACACTCAATCAAGAACAACCGCCACGCTCTCGCGCGCTTCGCTGGGAAGGTCAGGGAGATCTACGGCACCCAGCCGGACATTCGCATGACGGAGAGCCCGCTCATTCTCGCAGCCATCGAGAGGCTTTGGCCTGACACCGGCAAGACCTGTACTCACAAGGTAATGACGGGGAGAATCCGAGCCTTCTTCAACTGGGCGGTTAAGCAGGGATACTGCCTGCCGGACAAGGTCATCGGGATTACCAGCTACCGGCCCGAAATGCCTGACCTGGACAAGACCTATGCCACGGAAGATGAAGTAGAGAGAATTCTCACCACCTTGAAGGAGGATGGGAACCATCGTGACGCCTACTGGGCTTTCCTCACTTTCCTCTTCATGCGGAGAGGGAGCGAGATGGGAAAGATCATGGTCGGAGATATTAATCTCACCCCTCAGGACGGGGCTCCCTACGGGGAGTACTGGTATGTGGAGGGGAAGACCCATCGTGGCAGGCAGAGGCTGGTTCTCAGAAAGCGCGGCGCGGAACTCCTCAAGGAATACTTCGCTTGGTACAAAGAGCAGATTGGCAGGGAATTAGAGGAAGACGACTTCCTTTTCCCTGGGCGTACTCCAGGTGCGCCAGCAAAGAAGGGGCAGAAGAGGGAAATGAGGCCCGACCCTAAGGTCCCCGTGATCTGCCATTCCCCTGTGTACTCTAACGCGCTCAAAAGGATTGACGCCTACGAACCGGGCAAGGCTGGGCACTCGTTCCGCAGAGGGGGGATGAGTACCGCCTATGCATACCTGGAAGAGGCAGGGTATGCCGACCCTATCGCGCTGCTTATGCCTCAGACGAGACACAAGAGCCGGGATGCTGCGCTGGGCTATATCGACAAGGACCAGGTGAGGGAGGCGAGTAACCGGGCTCTGCTCGACCTGGACGCCAGGCAGGAGGGATCTATACAAGACCTACAGAAAAAGAGGGTAGTGAACGTCAGTCAGGAATCCGAGTCGGAAGAGGCGTCTAACGTCGTCTCATTTGAGGCATTGCGGCGGAGACGGGCGATAGGCTAGGTTTGACCTTGTTCGGAGCAGACGGGTCCCCCCAGGTCCACACCTAGGGAGCTCCGGACAACCAGGGGTATCCCCCTCCCTGTAAGGCCTTCCGCAGAGGCACGAGGGGAGGGGGTAAGTACAGACTTGGGAGGTAGGGATCACTAGGCTCTGTCTCCCTGCTAGAAGTGGAGGGCGGTACCCCCCATGCCCTTCCGTCCTCCATGTAGAGTTCCTGCCAGCGGGCCGATATGCTGGGAGGATCTGAGCGTCTAGGTACCCCAGACTCTCTAGACGCAAAAAGGTAGCCCCCCCGAGGATCGTTCGGGGGGGCTTTCCTATGTCTGCTACAGGTTGGGGAGGGTAAGCTTCATTCCCGGCTGAATGAGAGCCGGGTCCCTGCCTATCACTTTCAGGTTGGCCTTGTAGATGTCTCTCCACTTGGAATAGTCAGAGTAGGTGTGGAAGGCAATGGACACGAGAGAGTCCCCCTTCTGGACGGTATACACCTTGGGGATAGAGGCGTTCGGGTAGGCGGGATATCCGTACCCGAGGATAACCCCAGGGTTCCTTTCTACTCTCTCCACTCTGTCACCCCTATTCCCTTCAATGGTGATAATCCTGTTTCCCTTAAAGGATTCCACGATACCCACATGGTCTGCTTGGCCGTCCTTATTCCAGTCGAAGAAGACAATGGCACCGACCTTGGGAGTCTTCCCCCATTGCTTCTTAGCCTTGAACCAAGCTACATGAGAAGGAGTATAAGCAAACTCGCCGACAACATTACCAACCCCAGAAAGGTGAGCAATGTAGGACACGAACATGTCGCACCAGGCGGCCTTGAGGAACTCGCTGCCGTGCTTCTTGGCGTACCACTTCGTGAACTCGTTAGGCCTGCCTGAGACCCCGAGGTACTTCTTCGCGTAGGCAAGGGTCTGGGTCCGGCTATTCATTGTCTTCCCAGGGGGCCGAAGCCCATTCCTCATACCAGTCCTCACCCTGGGGGATGTCCGACCAGTCCCCTTCAGGCACCTCCACCTCTACAGGCATCTCATTCATAGTTCAGCTTCCTCACATCGATCGGTCCCGTACCGGGCAAAGTAGAATCAATCTGGTCTATCGAGTAGTTGCCAGCCTCCAGATACCCGTGTAAGGCTCTAGAATGGCCGTACAGGCTAGGAGGACCCTTAGGCCATAGGGAAGGTACCCCATGGTCTTTAAGGTGCTTAAAAACCTCTACAGCCCCTCGCAGGGGGCTATCTGTGAAAGGCATCTCCCTCGTACCGAGGACGGCTACCTGGATGAGAGGTAGGCCAGCCTGGTTGACCTCCTTGGAGAAGAGGCAACCCGCCCTGTCGAAGGGCTGAGGGAAGATGGTCATACCCTCAATAGGGTCCCAAATGATATGAGGACACCTGCCCATGGTGTTCAGGTACTTGAACGTGTTGACAGCGGAATCAATGTGGACACTTAACGTCTGCCACACGGCTACAGGGTTACTACCTAGATGCTCTCCGCCGTTACGGAATGCGGGAAAGATAGAGCCCATCCACTTTCTTTTCCAGAACCCTCACGTTGGCTTCCGTCTGTACGGCAATCTCCAAGGCCTTCTTAGCGAGGTTCTTCGTTTCGTCGGCAAGTTCTTTAGTTTGGCTCGCCTGATCGTAGAGGGAATTCCCTCCGTTGGGAGTGAGATGCGCGGCGAGGTCATTAACAGCAGACTTTAAAGCAGACCGGAGGACCAGGCCGATAACGCCTAGGACACCAGAGCTGCCCAGTAGTGTGTACCAATCCATCAATGTCATGTCGATAGAGTCCTAAGAACAATAGTGAGAATACCTCCAACACGGGACCTGTTATTTCCGGTAGGTTCAACCTGCCGGAACTCTATAGCCTCGATAGTGCACAAATCCGCTGTGCCGTACTTCAGATCCTCATACAGGACGACGTCACCGGCAGAGTCCAGAGCCTCAATGGACTGCAACCTCTCCCAGGCGAAATCTGTATACCCTCTAACTGATTCGTGGGAATCCCTCTCATAGTCGTAGCATAGGAGAGGAAGGGTGAACTGCCTGGGTCGGGGACCTCCAGGGATTGCCTTCAACTGGTAGGACCGGAAAACAGTCCCCTCTGTGGCGACACTGTCGGACCTGTTGAGGGTGAACCTCAGGCTAAGAAACTCCTGCGGAGAGTCCGGGTAGTTGATGGCAAAGTCCTGGGTCTGATCCACGGATGAGGAAACGTTCAGGATGTTCGTCTCCACGCCTTCATCATCAATCGTGAACACGGTCATGTCCCCAGTGAAATCACCTCGGACATTGAACCTTTTAAACAGCTTAGGCCAGACCGTGTTGTACCTCTGGGCTGCCGTCTGAAGGAACCCAGACGATTCAAGGTCTGTACCTTCCTTGTACACTCCGGCGTCGGTGACCCCGAATAGGACCCTGTCCGTGGTGGAGAGAATCGCTATGGAGTCCACAGAGCCGTTAACGTGCGCCTGGAGGTCAGGGGCGTAAGGGAATTGGCCGGTATCAAACTGGGTAGACAGATCCACCCTGAGAAGCCCTGAATCCCCGTCAGAGAAGCTGTTCGTGTACCCGGCAAGGAAGTAGGTACCCCTGGCCTCAATACAGGAGACGCTGCTAGGGGTAGAGATGACAGGGGAGGAGAGGAGGGAACCAGAAGCCTGGAAGGTAGAAACCCGTACCCCCTTGGTAGTGCCCAGACCGAGGAAGGTGCCGAGGTAGGATTTCATGCAGTTCACTACCTCACCCGAAGGAAACTCTGCCACGACAGTGGCATTAGTGAGAGTAGGGACCGCACCGGTATTGTCTAGGGCCAAACGTACAATGACAGACCTGTTCCCTACATACCCTGAAACATAGATAGCCTCGGGTCCTTCAGCGATATCCGTCCACACCCAAGCCGAGTTGGGGTGAGTGTAGACGGCAGAAGGAAGGGTAGCGGTACCAAACGTAGGGACGTAGATGGCGTTATTGATCCCTGCCACCATACGTTGCTTAACCCAGCCCAAGACACAGGTGGTAGCGGTGATATTCCATTCGGTCGTTACCGTACTACTGCCATGAGCTAGCTTCTTGATAGCCGTAGAGATGGCGAAATACACGTCATCCCCATCAGTGGTGATATCCAGGATAGGCGAGGCCCCTGAATGGATAGTGGTCTCAACGCCTGCTGCTGTACCCCGGATCACATTGTTACCTGAGACTCGGTAATAAACCTCATCCCCGAGGTAGATGCCTGCCACGACCTTCACAGCCCCAGAGGCAGCAGCCAGCAAGGACGTAGTCGGCAGTAGGGAGACCTGACCTGGAGTCCACGGGTCCACACCTTCGGACGAGAAGTACCTGAACGTGGCCGTGTTATCCAGTTCGGGATCCCCGTACTTCATGCCGGAACCCCAATGGAAAGAAGACTGAGACCTCAACCACCAGCCGGTAAGGGTCTGCTCTCCAGGTTCCGCAGAAGTGTCAAGCTGCTGTTTCTTGAACTGGGCAGTACTACGGGTGAGAGGATTGTTCTCGTCAATCTTCAGATTGAACGGGATGCCACCGATAGCCACATCGTATGCGTTGTACTGGTCCTCATAGGATGAGGTTCCGGAGGAGACCTTGAACGCGATCTGGAAGGGTAGCTTTTTACGTACCTCCTGATACACCATTAGATCGGGTAGGCCCAAACCTGACTAGCGGATACAGAGCCGTTAATGCCAGACAGGTAGAGCTGACCGGCGAGGCTATGGGATGCACTTGTGGAAGGGAGAGGGGCAACCCACGAGTAGGTGAAAGACCAGAACTGGCCGATAGAAGAGTCAGCCACCACGTACATGTCAGCGCCGTTGGCGTGCGGATAGTTGGTGCTGCCGTCTGTCACGAATCGTGCGTACAGTCTCTTCAATCCTGCCGGAGATCCGTCATAGGCGACCGAGTAAACGGTCATATTCATGACAAGCTTAGTGGTCCCCGTAGGCCAGGCAGAAGGGGAAGTGTAGTTGATGGTCCCACCACCGAGGGTGGCAAACGTGCTGGAGGTGAGAGTCTGAGAGGTAGTCCTCTCTCCAAAGATAGCCACTGTCGATCCGCCAGAGCTGATAGCACCACCCGAGGCAGCATCGGTATGTGTGTGCTGCATGCTGGAAAGGTTGGCGATCACCGGCGTAGTAATAGTGGGGGTGCTAATCGTCGGGCTACCCGCCCAGGAACCACCTGAGGTGATCGTCGGGTTAGTGATACTAGGCGTGGTGATAGTAGGGCTAGACAAGGTAGCCGAAGGAATCGTAGCCCCAGAACCCAAGGTAGGACTATTCCACGTACCACCATTAATGGTAGGCGAGGTGAGAGTCTTATTGGTGAGAGTCTGGGTAGTGGTAGAGCCTACAAGGGCTGCGCCACCAGACAGGCCGTGAACGTTAGTAGTCGCATCAATGTGGTCGGCAAAGTCTGTGAAATCAATGCCAGCGACACCATGGACAACACGAGCACCGGTGGAATGGGAAACAGCGGTAGAGGAATCGTACCCTCTGGTCACCGTGTAGGTGGATCCTGCCACGTTGGTAACCAACATGATTTCCTCATTCGAGGTACCCAGCTCAACGTGGATGAGGAAAGGAGTAGAGGCAGGATATCCAACCGGGGAATCGACAGTGATGGACGTAGCTGAGGAGTTGACGGCACCGGTCAACTGGGTCTCTCTAGCATTGGAACTGTAGTACCTACGTACCATTAAAGGATTCTCCTAGACCGGTGGACCTTCATCTGATTGCTTCTAAGAAGCCTCTCCCTCTCCTGCTGTAGGGCTTCCATGTACAGGGAGTAGAAGAACTTACCCCCGTTAGCGCCGGACCCGACAGGGACCATCGTGGACCTTTGAGTGACCTCAACCGCGTTACCTTGCAGCCTCGGTGCCTCAATGAAACCGAGCAGCCTGTAACACGCCCCGTAGAGAATTACCTCTTTGGAGGTAAGGGCAAGGCCGGTCGTGGTGACAAAGTCATCCGAGTTATTCGTAAGGACGGTAGGGGCTTTCAGATAGGTCAGCCTGACTGTCCTACCGGGGATGATCGTGTCCTGAATGTACAGAGCCTTACCTGAAGGGAATGAGGTGGTATTCGCGTCAGGAACATACATGTAGGAGTTCACATCAATCCACACCCGGGAGGGGCCGATGGATTGCCAGGAAACCTTATGGATCTGATCTACAGCCGCAGGAACCTCATAGGCTAGGCGTGCAGCAACATAGGAGAGCTCTGTGGTAGCCGTAGCGTAAAGGTCAGGATAAACCGCCCTAATCGCCGTGTTGATTGTCTGCTTCACCCTGAACCGGGAGTACCGTGGATTGTTCGTGACAGTCGCACCAGCAGAGTGAGTCGCAGCAGTAGTGCTTCTGAACCCTCGCCCTAGCGTGGACAGGGTAACGGTACCTGTTGATTGGTTTACGCTCTTCACCCACAGCAGCTCATCATCAATCTCAATAAGGCCCTGAGAGATGAGCCTAGGCTCATCCACCACAAAGGTAAGGTCAGTAGTATTGAGGCTGCCCGTCAGAAAGGTTTGCTCATTCTGATCCAAGGCATCACCCTGGATATTGAGCAGAACCTCATCTGCCAACTCTGCAAAGGTGGTCATTAGACAGGAGCCACCAAGGCGAGAGCAGCAGGAGTACCCAGGCCTGTAGTGCCAGCCAGGGCGTTGGCCGCACCCTTAGTGTCCAGGCCGGTCGTACCGGCAGCCAGGTTCAAGGCACCCTTGATGGCCAGACCTCGGACAGTAGTGGCTGTAATGGCAGAGGCGATCAGATTAGCTGCGAGAGCTGAACCCACCCCTGAGGTACCGGCGATCCTATTCAGTTCCCCCTGAATGTCCATAAGCCTCCCCCGTTCTGTCTGATAGCTCTACCGCCCTGCGGACGTCCCTAATGTTGGTACTGTCAGGCTGGATACCTTCCTTCCTCGCATTCGAGTAGGCGTCAAGGTTGTTATCCCAAACCTTTTGAGACGAGTAGTCCATGCCCGAGGCAGACCTACAGTAGGCAATCCTCAAGTTCTTGGACCGGACACATTCCCCCCACGTCTTATGGTCTCTGGTGAGGCAGGTAGAGGCGCACATTCCTAGTCCAGGTACGTGAACGTGTAGCCGGGGTAGCCGCCATAGGCGAACGTCATATCGTCTACAGCCCCACTGACAGGGGTCTCATACACTCCGCTACCCACCTTGATTTGGTAGGTAGCCTTACCGTCCTCCCAGTCCACACCTCGGACCGTGAAAAGACTTCCTGTGGTAGTTACAGTAAAACGCTTCATGCATCCTCTAAAGTAATGTAGGAGCCGTAACCGGCAGAGACGAGCTCGTCCCTTACCGTGCTGGAAATGACGTACACGTGGCCTCCCAGATAGTTAGCCAAGGCCTCTTCAATCTCCGTCTGGGCAGGAAACCTTGTCGAGTAGTAGGTTCCGTCAGACCTTTTCAGGATCGAGATACCCCTATGAATCCCGTACCTGATATGTAGGACGTTATCCCCCATAGGGGTTTCCTGTACCGTGGGAGGCCGTAGAACGAACTGAGAGCCAAGAGAAACGGTAGGAGGCCAGAAGTATTCAGCAGACTCAATGCCTTGGCAGGTGACCGTTTGAGGGTAGCCAATAGTAAGGCTAGGAGTGCCGAACCCCTCAGTGGTTGAAATCCCTGTCGGGGTAACGAACTGTTGCCGGATGACCGTAGGAGTCCCTACAGCCTCGCCAGAGGCTATACCCGTAGGCTGGACAACAAAGGTAACCCTCGTGGTACCGAAAGCCTCGGAAGAAGCTATAGCCGTGGGAGAGATGAGCAGGTTGAGCTTGGCGGTACCGAACGCCTCAGAAGAGGCAATCCCGGTAACGGTAAGAGTCTGATTCGCTACAACTACGGCAGTGCCGAAAGACTCCGAAGAGGCTATCGCTGTAGGAAGTACATCCTGCCCGCCGACATGGCCAGTGACAACGACAGCCTTATTACTGTAACCCCTACCCGACCTAGCCATTTACCGGGAACCAGCCCTCTGTACGGCGGAGAAGGAAACCATAGGATTGGTGGGACTGCCGTAGGGATAAGGTCCTGGCCAACCCTGGTCGGTAGCGGCATGGGCACTACTCTGGAAGGTCGTCGCAGTCGAACGCACCCAAGAGATACGGTCAGGGAGCGCCGTTTCCAGGTTCAGGCTACTAGCGGTAACAGTTTCGGTGGCAGTGAAAGAGTCTGGGTCATTGTAGAGCCGCAACTCAAAAGAGCCGTTGGACGTGGTAGTGCCGACCGTGCACAGAATCTCATACCGGATCCACTGGTTCAGGCTAATAGAGTTGGTCGTCAAACCGACCTGCGCGCCAGTACTGTCGTTGACCGCTACCTTGCCTGTAGTGGTAATAAACAGTGCGAGGTTTGTAGTGCTAGGCGACTCGTGGTTAATGTTGAGCGGCTGCTCATCGGTGCCAGGATTGGCAGAAAAGTATAGATACTGTCTGCACCACACCTGCCTAGCGGCCAGAGTGATTGCCGTCCACCTAAGCCGGTCCGATGTGGAGTTCCATTGACACGACATTGGAGCTCGAAGACCGGTGGCGTTAGTGTTCTCATAGGCCATCGTTCCCGCTACTGTCCCCCAAGCGTCCCCAGAGGTACCCCCACTATTGGCTGTGGAGATGGTCGTACCGTCCGTACCACCTGAGAAGTTGTTAGACAGAAACACTTAGGCCCGCTCAAACCAAAGGGACGCACGGACGTTCACCGCAGCAGGGGCAGTGCACCGGAGGACGAACCCTTCTCCCAAGGCACTGTCAGGGGAATCCCCGAGAGGCCAGTCGTAGAAGATGGTTCCCGCGTTGGGCGTAAGAAGGAACTCTTCCACAACAGTGATAGTCGTAGGCTCTGTAGTCCATGTCTTGCCGGAAGTGAACCCGGTATTGGCAAGACGTCCATAGGCTTGGACAACCGTAGTAGAGGTGGAGTTAGTTCCAGGGGCGTTAGCGCCGAAAGTACAAAGGCACACTTCCACGAGGACGGGAACAGCCGAAGCGGTAACACCATCAAATCCCACTCGGAACTTCTTGAGGTCCACCCCGTGGTTAGCCGTGGTGGCACCAGACTTGACGCCAATGATGCTTTTAGCCGTAGCAGCAGATAGGGCTACCGCGCCTTCAGTCTTACACGTATATCCAGACCTAGCCATTCAGTATCCCTACAGTTTAAAGATTTTGTTAGTCGAGTTGTCCCAGGCAATAGTGATGTCTCCGCCATTTGGGGTCACTGGCAAACCCGTAGCCGTATCAATGACGGCAATCAAAGGGGAGGTAGCAGACGAGCCCGTATCCTTGTAGAGAACAAGGTGGTTACATGCCGCCCCAGCGGCTACCGCCGTATAGGTGACATCGGCAGCATCAGCGATACCTTGGGTGGAAGTCTTAGAGCCAAGGTTGGAAGAAGTAGCGACGATAGTTCCACCGCCACCACCGGTAACGTCGTCAACGAACTCATGACCGGAAGAGCCAGTGGAAGGGGTATAGCCTCGGACGAGGATTACCTTGATGTTGTCCGCAGACCAGTCAATGTCCGCGTCTAAAAACTTCTGCCTACCCTTGTCGTATAGAGTATTAGCCATCCATATTCTCCAATAGAAAAGCCCCCCAGGCATACACCTGAGGGGCTAAACGTTTACTAGTTAGGCAGCGATAGAGGAAGAAACCTCAGCACGGATAAGGCTGTCCTGACGGAAGAGGGACCAGCCAAGAAGGCCGTACCAACCCCAGGGGGTGAACCTTCCGAGCTTGTCCGTGATTGGTCCCTGCTTAATAGAGACCTCCTCGCCAATAGCCTCAGCGAGGGCTTCCTTACCGAGGAAGTAGTTCCGGTAGACCCGAGCGGAAGTGTCTCCATCGGTGGTGTTGTAGATACGAGGAGACTCAATGTAATAGGCTCCCTCGTACACACCCACGTTGGAATTCCAAATGCTCTCGCTCCCCGAGAACTCGTGAGGAACCCGCCATGAACCATCGCCGGTTTCGGCCTTCAGGTCGTGCGCACAGTCCGGGTGGACAAATGCGGCGTACAGTTCTCCCTGCCGGGGGACAACCTTATTCCCTCGGAACTTGGCAACGGCGAGGCGGCCGACCGAAGAGGTAAGGATGTCGGTACTCTTCACCGCACCGGTAGTACCGGCACCAGTAGCAAGCATGTCCGACTTAAGAACGGCGTTGTTACGCCGGATGACATGGGTACCTGCCCGAAGGATAGGCTCAACCAGCTTGTCAATCTGGTCCCGCATATGCCAGGCCAGAAGGTCAGCAATACCGGTGTCCACGTCCGTGATAGCCATGAGCTGGAGCTTCCTGGTAGCCAGGATAGTAGCGCCATACTCTTTAAGCGTTACCGTGACACTGGTGGTGGAAGGCACGCCTACCGAGTCGGGATCTACCGTCTCAGACAGTTCAGCGGTAACATCCGGGATCTCATTCCAGAACTGGAAGACCACCGAGGTACCGGGGAAAGACTGGTCGACAGGCCGCTTATCGGCAAGCTGACGGAACATAGGCTGCGCACGAAGCAGGTAGTTAACATGCTTATCAAGCGCGGTCTGTAGAAGGGAAGTACCAAGACTTCCAGAATCGGTACTGGTATAAACGTTAGACATTGATCACACTATACTTTCGCTCCTGCCCTCCGCATCAGTTCCTTGTACTGGTCGAAAGGCATTTCGTTGATAAGGTTGGGGTTCTCCAGAGCCTTCTTCAGTTCCTCAAGAGGAGTCATAGTGGAGGGGACAGAGTTCTGAGTAACCTCAGTCATCTGCCTGAACTGCTCCTGAGCCTCTGCGTTTACATTCTGGGCAGGGCTAGCAGGCTCCACACGGGTAGGGCTCTGGCCGAACAAGTCTCCGTAATCAGAGACAAACTTGCTGATGTTCTCTTCCGTTGGGTCTACATCCTTGGGAAACAAACCGACAGCCTTCTCAGGCAGACCCTTTGAGGTGAACAACTGGGAAACCTCCTGCTGCCTAACCCTCGCGGTCAGGGAAGCAAGCTGCCCCTTCAGTTCGTCATTCTCCTTGCGGGTTCTCCCGTACAAATCCCGGAGAGCCTTAGGCCCCTGGGGGATCTCCTCAGCCTCGTAGTCGTTTCCATCCCAATCGAAATCAGACATGTACTGCTACTCCCATTTCATTTAGTGTGATCAAGGTCCTCACGTCCCCTCTGGGGTAAGGGGCTGTGGCTACCTCTACCGGTCTAACTCGCACGACAGGGCCGGTCGGTCTGTCAGTGGGTGGAGAGAGTGGGATTTGAACCCACGGAGGGACAGAGCCCCTCACATCCTTAGCAGGGATGCCCGATAAGCCTCTCTGGCATCTCTCCAAGCGGGCTGCGTACTACCTACCTGGGGTAGGGACTACAGCCCTCGCTCCTCCGCCAGGACTCGAACCTGGGACCTACGCCTTAACAGGGCGCTGCTCTGCCTATTGAGCTAAAGAGGATCGGATGGTACAATTCGGCGCATGATTTCACTCATCACAACGGTCATCATCAGCCCTGCCGTCCTCGGAATGGCCATGGGCATATGGGGCTTTTGGAAGGCGACCGAGAATGTCTAAGCTGATAGACGCCTACGACATGGCCAGACTGCTGAAGAAGTTAGAAAAGTCCGGCCAACTGACAGCCTTAGGCTTTGTCCAAGGGCTAGTGGAGTTAGAGAAGTACTTAGACCCCGACGAAGGGTGGAGGTTCTCAGAACTAGATGAGTAGCGGAATCCGGATTCGAACCGGAAGCCCATGGGTAATGAGCCCAGGATGTTACCGTTACACTATTCCGCGATAAGAAGGAGAGGCAATGGCTAGTCTGGAAGAGGCAGAGCAGCAGATACAACTACTGGTCGCCGGGAGGAGCCAGAAGAATGAGGCGGGTGTACACAAGCTCTCCGAGGAGAGGTTCATGGAGATACTCATGGAGGTAGCGGCATCCCTCTCCCCCCAGGCGGAGAAGGCAATCATAGAGAGGGCTATAGCGCGGACAGAGATGCAGTGAGGGAAGATAGGTGAGGCCCCCGAGGGGGCCTTTTCCTATTTAGGCAGCAGGCTCAACAATCATCCAGGCAAACGTGCTCGTGTCAGACGCGGAACTCTTCGTCTGGAAAGAAGTGCCAGGAGTGACCGCAGAAACATACACCGGAGCAGGAGTACCAGCCGGAGTATTGTAGCCAATAAAGATCAGGCTGTTAGCAGTGACGGCAGTCGTAGAAATGGTCACGGCAGAGGTACCGTTGGAAACTCCCGTACCGGCCTTGGCATTGGAGCCGGTCTTAACCTGGAGACCCTTACCCGCCGTACCGGCGACAATGTTTCCATTAGTAGCGGTAATGTCCCCAAGGGTTGCGGTGATGGCCGTACCGGCTGTGACCGTGGTAGTCGTAGACGCTGCACCGGTGACCGTGAGAGCCCCAGAAGCCAACGTGCTGGAAAGCGTAGTGGCACCGGTAACGCCGAGAGTGCCAGCCACCAGAAAGGCGTCATCGGTCTTCAGAGTGTCGGCAGCAGACCGGTAAAGGTTGGTGTCTCCAGTAGCGGAGCCGGATCCCCAGATGTGCTTACCGTCACCCTGAACAACAAGCCGCTTCTGAGTATCAGCGGTCACGTCAGTAGAGATAGCGGTCGCAGAGGCAGTAGCCGTCGTGACACCGGAGAGGCCGATATCCTCTACAGTCAGATTGCCGGTGAGACCGTTAAGGGAAGAAACGTGGGACATTAAACCTTCCTAGAATTGTCCTCGTGATTTACCACCGAGGGTCTTCTGTCCCACGGCTGATTGGCCAGAGAAGGAACCTGTTTCCTTACCCTGAAGTTGTGCCCTTTTCTGGGAGGCTGCGCCCGACCTACCGAGTAGCTCGTCTTCAATGTCGGCCTGGCCGTACTCCTCCCCGTAGATACTTCCCAGGTTGGAAAGCGTCCCCAGGTTGGCACCAATAGACTGGTAGGCGTTGGCAGCCTGGTCGGCTGTAACGCCGATAGACTCGAAGTAGCCTGCCCTGTCCTTAGATAGCTGGAGTCCCTGTCTACGGGCCTCAGCGCCGATCTCAGCCTCTCTCACAGTCTTCTGAAGGAGAGGTAGCGCCCTATCCCTGTCGAGCATGGCAGCGACCAAGTCACCGTTCCCTAGGCCGTACTCCCGGAGGGAATCAAGGTAGGCGCTGTCCGAGTTATTCACCGCTCTAGAGGCGAGCTGTACCCGGTCGTTGATCTCGGCAGGAGAGACGTCGTCACCAATCCATTTGGTGAAATCGTCATTAGAGTCGTAGAAGCCCTTAGGCATACCGGCAGACTCAAGAACCTGGCGGTACGTCTTCTCAAGGGATAGGTACTCGGCAGGAGACAGAACCCCTAGGTTGTTCTTCTTGCGGGATTCGTTACCTGCAAACCTGGTCTTGTACTCCGGAGTGTCCTGCAACATAAGTGAGATGGTGTCGGGACCATACCCTTGCTGGACGTAGTCCAGGATCTTAGAAGAGAGAGAACCGAGGCCGTAATCCTCAAAGATTCTCTTCAACGTCTCGTACGCGTTCCTCTGGTCGGCATTCTGCGAAGAGGACGTAGAGGAGGACGAAGAGTTGTTGTAGTTGGGGTCATCCATGTCGATGACCTTTGTCTTAGCAAGATCCTTAGAAGCAGGCTGGTTAGGGAACGTGTCCGTATACGCGTCTGTCCAGCCGGGAATCTGTTCCTCTCCCGACCGGTCGAAGGTGGGAGGGGTAGTGCCTTCCTCATACCAGACGTACCGGTTGTTGTAAGGATCGTACTTGTACGGCATTTAGTTAGAAGCCGAACATCTTCCTGAACGAGTCCACGCCGGTCATGCCGTTCTGAGTGCTGGAAGGCAGGTTACGGATCATCTCAGAGAAATCCATACCTCCCGAGGAGCCGGAAGAGGAAGGGACACCAGCCGGAGGAGTAGCGCCAGCAGGAGGGGTAGAGGTCGCCTGGTAGCTGGAAATGTAGCTACCGCCAGAACCGCCACTCGTGCCGTGAGAGACACCGGTGATGACGTTACTCTTCTTCTTAGGCAGTGATGCAGAAACCGAGCCAGTATTAGACGGACGGGTAACAGCCTTAGCGGCCTTGGGCTTACTGGATGCACGGTTCTGCGCTGCCGTAGCGCCAGCGATATAGGTAGGCTTGCCCTTACGGGGGGCAGACTTAGGAGCGGTCAACTTGCGAAACCCCAATCTTTCAAGATGCCGTGAGCTACACCATTCATAGACTCACGAGCGTTGTTAGTCTTCAACCAGCGGGGATCCTTCTTCAACTCCTCCTCGAACTGCCAGAGGGGTTTAAGCTCAGGCTTGCCAGTGTCCTGGTTGACGGAGGTCATAGCCTTACGGATCGTCGGGTCATACAGGTCAAGGGCATCCCCATTGATTTCTAGGACGTTCGCCATGGACTGCATGTAAGGGGAAGCAATATCTCTGACCATAAGCCCGCCCTTAATATCATCGGCCAGAGTAGGGAAGGCGGATATTGCTTGCTTCTGGATGTATCCCTTATAGTCCTCGATCGTCTTAGACCCGTTGAGGATGCCCTTCAACCATCCATCAATAGAAGAGTCATTGATCCGGATACCCATCTGGTATGCGTACTGCTGGAGCTGAGTCTTAGCCTGACCGGCCTCGCCACCAGTAGCACCAGACTTTAAATACTCAGACAGGGAAGCCCTAAGCTTGGCGTTATCCCAGCCGAACATGAGAGCCTTCTCAGCCATATCCCAGTAGGTTTGCCAGGAAGCCTTGACACCCATCTGTCCGGCAAGAGCCTGAACATTGGTGTAAATGGCCTTAACCTTCTGACGCCACGTTGCAGGGTCCGTGTACTTCTCGGCGAGAGTCTTACGTGCCGTCTCGCCGTTCTTCTTGTACCACGAGGTGTTACGAAGCTCAGCGACGAACTTCTCCTTAGTCCACTTCCCCTTGATGGAGTTCTGGAAAAGCCTCCACAAGGAAGGGTCAGACTTCAGAAGTGCGTAAGACCAAGAGTAATACTCTGCCCACTCCTGCTCCGTCTTACCCTTCTTGGCAGGAGCCTTAGGCTTGGTAGACGTCTTAGGCTTAGTGGTAGTGGCAGGCTTCTTAGCCGTAGTAGTCGGCTTCTTGGCAGCAGGCTTAGGAGTAGTCTTAGGGGTGGCCTTAGGCTTAGTGGTGGTTTTAGTTTCGCCTGGATGGCCGGTAGACGTAGTCATTAGTAGTTGAGGTGCACCCCCCAAGCCCCTTCGTTCTTTCCAACTTTCCTGATACGCACCTTCGTTCCTGTATGTGCAGCCTCAAGGATCTGGCCATTACCGATGTACAAAGCGATATGGTCAGCGCCAGCGACCTGAGGGTTGTTATCCCAAGCCACCAGATCTCCAGGCTGTAGGGAGTCCAGGGCGACCCTCTTGCCCCTTCTGGCCTGTGCGTAGGACACCCGAGGGAGAGATATACCGGCCTGCTTGAAAGCGGCCCACAGAAGCCCTGAGCAGTCGAACCCGCCCTCTTTCATGGACTCTCCGCCCCACACGTACCAAGCCTTATCAACCCACTGCTTAGCCCAGTCAATGACGGCCTGTCGTCGAACATCAGACGTGACCGGTTTAAGCCTCTCCTCATCCGGCTGGGGGAGCGCATCGAAGGAGACGTCTGTAGGGTCTAGGACCCCAGGAGCAATGACAGAGGAGACCGGATCGTAGGCGATCTCCATGGGATCCCCCATGGACTCAAGGCCGGGAGTCTCAGGAGTAGAGAGCTGCTCTTCAAACGTTGCCAGAGGCGAAAGCCAGCCGTACGGGGAGGACATTAGACCGGAGCCGAGAGAGCTTCCATAAGCCAGGGCATCATAATCCCGGCAGCCTGATACGCCTTAGCCTCAGCAGTATTGTGCTCCCCAGCCCACTGAATGGCGAAGTCCTGATTGTTGATCCCTTCCCTCTGGGTAGAGGAAGAGGTCTCATTCCCGCTGGCATTCGTTGTGGTTGTAGTGGTAGTAACTGTGGGGTTCTTCTTCTCAGCGGAAGCCAGAGCCTTCTTGAACTCCTCCACCTCCATATCGGTGGCAGCTCTACCAAGTCTCTGAGAGAGGGCGGCATGGGCAAGCTGCTCAGCAGTAAGGGCGTTAGTTACCGAGACGTTCGTATTGGTGGTCGTCTTGGTCTGGCTCCCCCCTTCGAGCTCTCCACCGGCCGCATACCGACGCATGAGAGTCCAAGGGTCGAGCTTCTTACCAGCCCTGTAGGTGCCTGCGGCGAGCTTAACCATGTCAGTCCAGACGGGGATAAGCTCGTTCTTGTTGATCGTGGAAGAGACCTTGTAACCGGCCTGAGAGGCAAGCTCGGAAAAAGCCCGCGTCTTCTTATCATCCCAGCCGTAAATCTGGTTGATAACCTCACCCAGAGGGGCGGTCTTCTCTCCCTTTGCACCGGCCGCTAGGGCAGCGTGGCGGGGATCGGCCACCTTGTACCTGCCAAGGTATACGGGGGAATCCTCGGTGAGATCATACTTACCTGTAGAGCGAGAGCCACCCATTCTCTTGGCGTATTCATCCTGTGCGCCTAGGCCGTAGCCTGCTGCCATCTGCTCAGGGGTCTGACCCTTAGGAATGGGAGTAGAAGTGGGGGAGGGCTTAGGAGATGGTGCGGGGGAGGGGCTAGCGGTGGGTGAAACACCGGCCTTGTTGGCGTAGGTCTGGTTGCCCTGGGCTACCTTATCGGTGAGCTTACCAAACTTCTCGTTAACCTTGATTTGGTGCATGTTCTGGCCGACATAGAAGCCTAGATTACTAAAGAACAGATCTCTCATCCATTCGTCCCAGTCGTCAAACCACGACACTAGTTACCCTCCTCTCTACCAGGTAGTTCTAGGCGTGAACGCTGTAGCATGTCAGACCTCAGGTAGCGCCAATAGATACGACCAAACAAAGTGTTACTTTTAGCTAGCTCAAGCTGCTTGGCTTCCCAGGCGTTCCTAAGATCCCTGTTCTCTTTGCCTTGCAGAGTTTTGGACCCACCCTCAGCGTCCCTCATGTCCAACTCTGAGAGGAACTTTTCCCGCTCAATCAGATATGCAGTCAGGGTGCGGATCTCGGGCCTACCCTGAATGGACTTGTCCATGACAAGCTGCTGCATCTTCTCAATTCGAGAAGGAATCTTTTCAGGGTCAGTCTTCAGGTAGTCTTCAGCAAACTGGGGGTTCTCTAAAGCAATCTGCTTGCCCACATAGGATCGGAAGAACTTCAGATAATCCAGGTCCGCGTCTGGCTCGTCCTCAAGGCCGTCAATGTAATCCATCATGGATACATACTTCTTCCACCCAAGGTTGCGCTGATTCTCGTCGATCGCATCCATGGGGTTACGGCGCTCTCTAGCCGTCATATCCGAGGCGTCGGAGAACTTCTGCTTGAACTGCGCTGCATACACGTACTGGTCAAAGTTGGCGCTGTCAACGTCAGACAGGTAAATGGCAGCCATCTCGGGATCCTTAGCGATAAGATCCCTGTTCTTCTCCGAAAGCTCCCAGGCTCTCTTAGATGCAGGAAGGCCGGTGTTGTTCTTGCTTAATGACATGGTGAACATATAGAAGTCGTCACCGAAGTTGGTCAAGAACATCTGATCTACATCGAACGGCTTCCCGTCGTTATCTACCTTGCCCGCATACTTAGATTTCATCTGACGGTACTGGTCAATGTAGAACTGGTAGGGGGAGACGTTCTGAGCAGTGAACGGAGCGATGAAGTTGACGTAAGAACGGAGCTTGTAGAAGGTATCCGTCCGCTGCTTGATCTGCTTAAAGAACTCTTCCTTAGGCGGAAGGTTCGTCTTGCCAAGCCTCGCCTTGCGTATCATCGTCTGAGCGATACCCATAAAAGCGGTGGCGTAGGAGTCGTCACTAACAGACTCGCCAGACTCATACATCCTACGGACCCAAGCAGGGAGGAAGGCCTTAACCGCGTTGTCTTCAGGCCCGTAGGGGATAGCCCAGTTATAAACGTCAGTAAGTTTCGTAGGGTTGGCTAGGGCGATCTTAGAGACAGCAAACTGAGTCAGCGGACCGGCCGAAGGGAGCCACCAGGCGTCGCCCTGTAGGGCAAGGTTCATGGAGCCCTTAGAGACTCTCCACGTGTCAGACTGGGGCTCTCCGGGGAACCACTTGGACTTCAGCACCTCCGTGAACCAGGAAGGCATACGTACCTCAATGTACGCATCTTCGTTCATGGAGAAGATGTCATTATTCCGAGGAGCCTCTACCCACTCACCGGTACCAAGGCCGTTCTCATCCTTCTTCTCCACGACAACCTGAAGGCGGGGCACGTACCTTCCCTGCATACCGGTCTCAGGGTTGATGTAGTCCGGATCCCAGGTAGAACCAAGGTCCATCTCATTAGGGGCATTCCACAGCTTGTTACCCTGGACGAGAACCGAAGGATCATCCAGGACGATACGACCCCACTTCATAATGGAGTCCTCCCATGCGGGCATGAAACCCATCAGCATGCGGAACCGGTGAGCGATATTACTCTTGGTGTCTCCGTCGTAGAGAACCCGCTTCAACTGTTGGAGGCTCATTTCTCTCGCCTGGTGAGAGATCCTCTCAAGATCCAGATTGGTGAATTTACCCTGACCAATCTGGGACTCTAGGTTGTGGTGAAGCATCCGGATATTGCCGATGAGCATAGCCCTGAAGGCGGGATTCCGGATGAGCTTATCCTCAGGCATTTGAGCGACCAGCTTGAAACCGCGAGAGGTGATCTCGTCCAGGACCCTGGAAGCGCCAGAGTCCCTAAGGTTCAAAGAGATCTGAGGGTTCCACAGTTGAGGTCTGGTATTGACGTTCGGGAAGAACTGTTCAAGGTCCTTGGGCGTGAGCTTGCCTTCATAGGCCAGCCTACGAAGAAGGAGAGGATCACTCCCAGGCACGAGGGGAACATACGTGTCCACGACCGCCATCGCCTCGCCGACGATAGCCCTAGCCTCAACATTCCTCCCGCCCACCTTACGTAGAACGTTCTGACCCTTAGGGTCCTTCGTCAGCCAGCGGAGAACCTCGCTGTAGGTTTTCCCCGCGAAGAACTGCTTGGCAATCTCCGACTTGCCGATAACGTTCTTAGCGATATGGGTCCACGCCTCAAGGTGGCCCCTATCGGTAGGGTTGATAATCGTCTCGGAACCGAACTGCCCGCGCAGGTTCTTGAGAAGATTATCCCTCGTCTCGGCGATGTTCTGATATGAAGACGACACAAGATTCTGGAGAGGCTCAGCCTTACCAAAATAGGGACTCTTATACGATTCCCCACGGTAGGAGATGCCTAGATGGGACTGGGTAATAACCGTATCCAGGTCCCTGCCCATCTGATCCATTCGGGAGAGAGCTGCATCCCTGAGACCTTCAAGCGTGCTGAGGTGAGGATGCGGCGGGGCGACACCGATCTTCTTGAGGAGGGCATTGCCTGGCAGTAGGGATGCGTCCCAAGTGATGTTCGCCGCAGTAGCAAGGCGCTTGTCCATGTTAGCCAGCCGGGTTGCCGCGCCTGCACCAATGCCAGCCCTGAAAGCGTGGTTAGCCTCCAGAGCGAAAGAGGAAGCGCCCATAGTGGCCGCGAGGCGTAGAGCGGCATCAGTAACGTTCCTCATGCCGTAGCCGATGCGGAGAAGCTGAGCAGTGGACCAGATCCCGTTAAACGCGTCGTATGCCTGCGAGATGAAAGCGGTAGGGCTGTACCACAGGGCAGCCTTCAGCCCTCCGGCATGCTTGCCCATGGACCGGTTGAACTCTTCGAGGTTGAGAAGGGGGAAGTTGTTGATTTGCTGAGTCTCGAACAGAGCCCAACGCATCTCGTTACCGTCAGGATCAAGGAAGTAGGTTTTACCTCCCGACATCTGCCCCTTCAGTTGGGCGATGACATCGTTCCTTTTAGAGAGGGCTACTCTCGCAAGAATATCGGCGTAGGTGCCGTTAAGGCCATGCTTCTTAGCGATAGCCGTAACAGCCTCGGCCTCAACCTGTTGGGCAACCCTACGCCTGCCCGTAATGTCCAAGGCATTAATGTACTCGTTCGTCAGTTGGCCCATACGAGTCTCGTCAAAAACCTTGGCATGCTTCATGTAGGAGACGAGGCCAGCAGAGGAGTCGGCCCGATTAGGGTCAATCCACGAAGGAGGCATCTTGTTCGTGAAGCCCTGGGCAGCCTTGAAAGGGAAGTACGAGATCATCCGGATAGGCGTACCGAACGCCTTAGACTGGATAATCGATTGCACAGCCTGAGGGGCACCAGAAGAATTGAGATACTGCTTCAAGTCCCCAGTCTCGTAAGCTATATGCCGGTCGGCAGTTCGGATCTGGGAGGACTTAGGAACCTGCTTAACCGCAGAATAGAGGAGACCGGAAGCCCCGTCATACTCGCCAAGAACTGCGTTATAAATGTTCTTCTGATTCTGGTCATACTGTACCAGTAGTGTACGAAGCTTGTCGTGGTACTTATCGCTTGCGGGGTCAAGTGCCTTGATCTTCTGGTCAATCTGCTGACCCTTGAACCCTGCGAACCCGCCAAACCTCCGCCTAGACCTCAGCTCATTATCAAGGAGGCCATTAGACATCTCCCGCACATTGGCAATGCGCTGGGCGAGATTAGCGTCCTTGGCCTCGATTAGCTCGTAAGCCTTCTTGGATCCGAAAGCAGAGGCGATAGCCAGGCGTGCCGTAGAGGCGTCCTGTCTGTCCAAGAGCCCCGCAATGACACCGGCAAAGTCATCCTTGCGGGAAGAGTTCTGGATCATTGGGTGGCGAAGAATGTCCCGAGCGGACCGACCGGATGCCCAAGCGAGGAACTCGTCAATCTTGTCGCTTTGTGCAAGCTTGAACGGGTCGAGCTCCTTCTCTCCAAGCCTCGTCCGCTTAAAGAGTTGCTTCTCTAGCCAAGGATCAGCTTCATGAGAGCCAAGCTGATAGATGTTGTCTACCCTTTTACCGGCAGCGACAACCTTGCCCGCGACGGCTAGGGGATCCACATACCAGCTATAGGCGGCATCCGTAAGACCCGATGCGGCATTGAACCAAGGGTCGTCCTGGAGCTTCTGTACGGCACCCTTGTCCAGGATGTCAATCTGCCTACCATCCCTCTTCCACATGCCACGCCAACCGGCCTGGCCTACAGAAGTGGACTTGGCCATGTCCCAAGCCTCTGACCACGTTGCGGGGTCAAGCATCGCCTGAGTGGAGCGAGTGTCCTCACCGAGGAAACCAGGCTGGTTAACGTATCCCTGCCTAGCCTGCCAACTGGGAGAATTACTAAGGTTAATTGCCGACTGGTAGGTGGAAGGGAGCTGGTTGACCGCAGCGCCAACGGGCTCGGCAATAGCCGCTACGGGCTCGACAACGGCACCGATATTACCCATGGCTATATTGCCTGTCCCGTAGGCAACGCCCTTGCCTGCCCTACCGAGGAGGGACATGTAATCCCCGATGGTGTCGTCCTTCTCGTCAAAGAAGGATCCGACAAAGTCGAGTCCGGACTGTACCGTATCCCCGTAAGCGGCTAAGCCTGTCTGCCAGCGCTCCCAAAATCTCACAGGCCAGCAGACGCCTTAATCTTGCGAACCAGTACCCGGAGGGAAGGGAGTGCCTCAGGGCCGTTACTGATGTACTCAAGGGCAGGAAGATAGGCGACCATCTTCTTACGATCCTCAGTGTAGGCAGAGGTATCCGTGGGCAGGCCGAGCATTTCAGGGCCAGGACCGGCCCCCATAGGAGCGCCAGCGGTTACAGGCTGGTCCGGGTTAGCGGTAGGGGCACCGAAGGGGGTGACACTGACAGGCGACTGAGGGGCAGAGCCAGCCGTGGGAGTGAGAGCGCCATCGGCGAGGTTCAGGGCCGCGCCTGACTGTGCCTCAGAATAGGCCGCAGCCTCGCCGTAACCTGCATTAGGTAGGTCCCTCATCTTCTGCCCCGGTCCACCGTCTGTACGGCGGGAGAGACGCCCTGGCCCACTCGCCGGTGCCGGAGCACTCGGCTTACGGTAACCCCCACTAGGCATTTACTCTGATGTGATCCTTTCAATCTCCAGTCCCGCTTCACGGGCAAAAGCCTGCCGTTCCTCCGTGTAGTTCATATGGCGTACTACACCTAGGGCCAGATCACTGAATCCTTCCGCGAGGGAATCCAGTACTCCACTGACGGTAGACAGGACGGTAAACGGCACCATGGCCCATGACCATTTGGCAGGTACAATTACCGAGACTTCCTCGTCTTCGTCGTAATCCCTCAAATGGTCTCCTTAGTAGTGACAGCTAGTAGGACCCTAGGGAATCGAACCCTGGAATACCGGCCGTACGCATCCGGCATTAACCGTTCCCCCACCTTCGGCGTTTTGTTCTTGCAGAGCCTTTAACAACTGCTGTTCTTTAGCAGCGTGGACGGATACTACGGACTGCCCCAGTCTCGCCACGAGTACCAGCACCCAGAGGGGTAATGGACGTGTTGTAGGTGGGCGTGGCAGGAGCCTTGAAAGTGTCGTGAGGATAGTCAGGGGCGATAGGAGCAGCGACGGTAGCCCCAAGGGAAGCGGACGTGCCCTGACCCTTCGGCTTACTCATCGGTCGAATGTTATTAGCAGACATTACTTCTCTTCTTCCTTCTGTCTAGCGATGGCAGCGTTAGCCCAGAACATTGCCTCTTCAAGCTTGGTGATAGCCAAGGATTTCTCTCTACCAGGAGGCAGGTTGGCAGAGAAATGTCTAGCAACCCCAAGGCAGTGATCTCTCACTATCTGATGAGCGAAAATCACTTCTTCAGTCTTGGGCTTATGGTAGGCGAACCTCCAGTTGAGATTCTTGAGTTCATCGTTATCTACTACTGGGGTAGTCATCAGGCGGGTAGAGCCCTCTTCACATTGACGGTAGATGTCGGATTACCCGAGCCGGAGTTGAGCCCGGCAAGCATGGCCATAATGTCGGGCCTGCCACCAGGACCCATGGTTGCCTGCCCGGGGGCTATGCCAGGAGGCAGACCAGTACCGCCACCCATTCCCATATCGCCAGGCATTCCCGTCCCCTGATCCATTCCAGGGGGGGCAGGAGGAGCTTCGGGAGGGGCAAAGGCCATCGAGATGGCATCCTCTAGAGTCTTGCCCTTCTGCCTCTGCTGAATGACTAGACCGAGTTGAGAAAGTACCTGGCCTGGGTCCTGACCTTGCTGCGCAAGGACTGGGATAGATTGGGCGAGAGCTGCAACGCTTTGGAGAAGAGCATTCCGTAACTCTTCCACCTCAATAGCAGCTTCTTCCTGTGTGACATTGATACCAAAGGGAAACTGTCTACGTGTAAAGTCTCTAGAGATAAGACGATCTCCGCGCATCTGGAGCAGCGCGACCAAGGCCCTGTTGGGATCAAGACCCATGGCGAAGCCGTAAACGATGTCGGCCGAGTAGTCGCCATTTATATCCTTGGAGGGCTTGTACCTAATGCTGTAAGGAGTTCCATTGGCCTGTCCTCGAATGTCCTTATCTACATCCGACCAAAGTGCCTCGTCCATCTTCAAAGAGATGCGTACAACATCCTTGAAGAACTTACGCAACACTTCCTGGCCTGCCTGAATGGAGGAGTTGAATCCGCCCTCCAGAGCCTTGACGCCTTGGCCGGTAACAATGGAAGCATCCGTGTTACCTGTACGGGTCTGAGGGTAACGAGCCCCCTGCATCAGCTCATTCTGAAGGTTGGCAGCCTCCTGGAATACGGCAGGCTCCAAGTCCAGGTTGACCCTGCGGACCCCGTTAGGGTCATTCGTACGGATCGTAGACAGAGGTCCTACAGCGAATTCCTGGACATCGTAGGGGACCGCGATAGGAGCCTCAATAGACTGCTCCGCAGCCTCCATAGCCATCATGGAGAACCGATTTTTGGCTAACTGGATCCAGATCACGTCATCGAACTGCCCACGAGGGACATCGGTGACGCCGGGCCTCTGGGCTACAGCAACACACGGTTCATCGATCGGGTTCGCAGCCCAGTTCAGGACAAGGTCATGCCGTTCGGGCAGGACCACACACCATTGATCCTTGTCATGGTAGAAGATGATCTCTAAAAGGGACTGACTATTGGGAGAGAGGAAGTTGTTACAGATCTGGCCGGTAAGGTGAGGATAGAGAGCGCACAGCTCCATAACCGTCTTACGTACAACCCTGGTGAAACTAATAAGTCTTCCGAAGCGGTCAAACTCGGGGTAGCAACCACGTGGATTGATGAACACGATTCGGGGAGTCCTCTCAACCCAATCGGGCTCGATGATGCAGGGCATCAATCCGTAAGAAACGTAGTTGTCCGCAGCCGAGTACATTTGTGACTGCACTCCGGAAAGTTCCATGTAGTGCTGGATGATCGTTGTCTTCTTGTCCGCGAACTTGCGAGCGGTATCGTTAGACATGTTGACAGCACTGCAATTGAAGCTAGGCAGAGGGGCGAGCATCTCCGCTGTGTCCCTAGCCGCAATATCGATGTAGTTAGCGATGATCGGCTTATCGATGTCCGGAGAGAACATGTTAGGTGCGACATCCTCAAGCCTACCCTCACGGATGGCGTTGATGTCATTCATGTTCTGGTCCCTATGCGCGTACCGCGCTCGAAGCTCCCTAACCTTCTGGGAGATCTCTACAGGGCTATGCACTAAGCCCCATGTTCATTTCCTCGCGGAAATCCAGACAGTGCTTGTCGATGTGCATGCCGTAGATCCAATCCCTCGCACGAGGGTCGCTAGAGACGATGCCAGCCCTCCAAGGGCACATAGGGCACTCAATGATCGTCAAACCGCTATACTCCCTTCAGAGAGGTAGTCGTCAAGGTAAACAACGTTCTGCCGGTTCTTCCTACCTCTGGACATGTACATGGAACCCCGATGCATCACCGACTTCATGGTGTGCTGTTCCACCATTGTTCGGGCCTTCAACTCCGCGAACCACAAAGCCATGGGCAGGTCCATCTTCAAATCCTTACCCTTGATTCCAGGCTGCCAGGTAATAAGCTGCTCGATCAGAGCCTTGATGCCTTCACTGTTGTGGGAGGAAGGAAGCTCAATCATCTGCTCATCAAACAGAGGAGCAACAGAGGCGACACCGAAATCCGGGTCAATCTTGTTCTGCCCCGTGTAGTGCTCCTGCATAGAGACACCCCGGTTAGCGAGGAAAGACCTGATCTCCTCATCCCTGGTCAAGTAGAGCTGGAAGGCGTTCTTCTCAATAACCCAGGTGTTCGGGTTGTACTTCTCCGTCCAGGTACGGATCAGAGATTTGATCTGCTGAGGAGAAGGAGACGCCATACGATTGGCATCCAGCACATACCGTTTCTGAGTCTTCATATCCACGCCCAGGACCACGGTGCCGGTCTCCCCAGCCATGGCAGGGTCCATAGAGCAGATGACGTACAGGCCGTCCATGCCTTGGGACCTGTGGTACGGATTGTCCTTACGAAGGACTCCTACCGTCCTATTCCCGTTCACACACGACCTGATAGAGCGAGAGTCGAAGATGGAAGTCTCAGCAACGTCGGCCTGCATGTAGACCATGGACCAGGTCTTAGGGTCAAGCATGCCCCGGCGCTTCTTCAGCCGCCTGCCGTCCCAGCGAGGGTAGAGACCTTCCTCGTCTGCTTCATCCTCAGTCCCGATCCACGGGACGTTAGACCGAGGCCAGAGGGTAAGCCATTGGTCAGGATCGTCGTGGTATTGCAACACAGCAGGTTGAGCGAGGTAGGTCCACGGGGACTTACCGTCAGGGTATCTATCCGGGTTGCGTAACTCTCTATAGAGGTCAACGGAGTCAACCCGTGTACCTGCCACAATCAACCTGCCACCCGGACCGAGCCGAGTAAGAACTTCCTGTTGAATCCAACGAATCTGGGATTCATACTGACTACAGTTACTCAGAACAACACAGTCGTCCAGAATAATCAGGTCAGCTCTGGCACCGTAAATCTGGCCACCAATACCGAGGGCAACCATAGTGGGGTCTTTTTCCGAGGAATCCCTATTGGAATCCCCGAGGTAAACCATCTGTGCCTGCCAGACAGAAGAGGCTCCCTGATACCCGTCAGCGGGAGCGAAATCATCCTGGAGTTTCTTATATCTCGGGTGAGTAAGTCTCTGCTTAATGGCGTAAACGAATTGCTTAGCCATTTCCTGAGTCTTAGAAACCAGCATAACCCGGATATTAGGTTCCCTGCAAATCCGGTAGGTAACGTAGTCAATGGAAAGGGTGATCGTCTTACTGTGCTCAGGCGGGCAGTTGACCAGGATGTGCCTAGGATCCCCAGGCTCATAGATGATGGACGGGTGAAGACCCTCAAGGTTCTTACCCTCAATCAGATCAATCCACATCTGCTGATGAGAGAACGTCTTCATCCCAAGGTACTTCTCGCGGAAGTCCGCGAACTCACCTGTCTGCTCCCTCTTAGCAGGAGCCTTAGCGTTTAAAGCCCTAGCCTCGTCACAGGCCTTACGGAAGCTAGGGTCAAGGCTCCTCCACTGGTGGTAAGAGCCGACCTTCCTGCCAACCGAGGTGATAGCATCCTCAACCGAGTAGCCAATTCCGATCTTCTTTACGACGATCTCTTTGGCTTTCCCGATAGGGATATCCATCTTCCGGTTAGCTATCTAGATCAGAACCTTCCTAGGTAATTTTACAACCTCCCTATATAGGGGAGCCTTACAGGCTCCCCCTCCGTACCTCTCACTGGAGTTCGAGGTACTACAGGGGAGCCCTTAAAGGCTCCCCTTACCTACCTAGGTAATAACCTAGGTAACCTAAGAGCCTCCCTCAAGGAGGCTCTATAACCTAGGTAGTAGGTACCTACCTAGGTAGTAAATACTATTTAGTACCTACCTATGTATACGTAGCGAGAAGGCCCTTCTCGCGTAGATTAGAAGGTAACAATCCTACAACAATGTTAGATAGGTATACAGAGGGTAACCTACCGAGGGATATTACCTTGCAGCCATATACAGACAGTTACCTAGGTAAGGTAAGGCTAACCTCCCCCGTATACGAAAAAAAATGGAGGGGGGATAGTAGACATAGGGGACGCGCGGGTTTAAAACCCCCCGGGTCAAACGGGTAGGAACCGCGCGTCTAGGTAGGAAACTAGGACAAATCAGGCAGGCCGCAGGCCTGGGGCCTTTGTCCACCTTTGGGTGGACTCATGCCTCTTTGGGACCTTCCACACATCAGTGAATATCTGGTAGATCAGCCCCTGATGGGGCTAGATCAGCAGGATTTTAGCATGTTTGTAGTGATCGTCGGCAGATGCCGACATTCCCTCCCCTGCTCACCCATTGGGCTCGCTGCCTACCTAGCCATTCCTAGGACCTCATTCCTAGGGACTCTGAGAGCCTTTCTGCGGCCCTGTAGGGCCGTCCCTATGCCTACCTATGGGGTAGGGGCTTTCAGCCCGTTAGAAAGCATCTGGAGTCTTTGTACCTAGTGTCCTTTTTGCTGCCGCCCTCCCTTCGGTCGGTTGCCATCGAGTACCTAGTCCTGAGGCAGGGAGAACCAAACGGTTGATTGGTTGGTATCTCCTCGTAAAGGATCTTGGTCTAGGTCTCTGACCTGCAGAAACATAGTCGTTACCCTCTTGTGACTTGATTC